GCCATGAAATTCTGGAGCAGAGAAAGGCATGGCAGGCAGTGCAGAAGTACATAGATGGCATAGTGGACACCCTGAAGGCACAGGTGGATGCCACCTTTGATGAATGGGAAAGAGTCTTTAACCTGCTGCACCCTGACTTTGAAGCACGCTATAAGGAAATTCAGGCTGGGGTTAGTACTACGGAGCCATCTGGCACAGCGTCAGACCCTGCAGCACTAGTAGAGTAGTGGAGCAGGTCAGCCTGAATCGGGGGTGGGGGGTGTGGCTGCACCCTGCCACCCCAAAACCACAAAGGGGGGATGATGTCTGACAGGTTTCTAACCACCAGTGAATGGCGAAGAAGAATAGATCAGTATGAAATAGAGCCAGACCCACCAGAGCCAGATGAAGAAGAAGCACCAGACTGGGTGGTCAGGTGTACTGGGTGTGGGATGCTGGTGGCAGCGTCAGCCAGTCAGGGTGAAGAAGGTGAAGAATACTGCCCACGCTGCTGGAAGCGTGAAAGGGAGCAGCAGTCATGATCTGGCTGGGCTGGGCCATCAGCCTGCTGGTGGCATTCATGGCAGGTGCAGTCTTAGACAGGCTGCTGGTGATACACGAAGTGGAAAGACTACGCCTTGCAGTGCATGAACTACTGGAGAGTAAAATCTATGGCAAGCACAGAAACCACACAGGAAATTGACATGGGCCACACAGACTGTGAAGTTTGTGATGAAGCAAGGGCTGCAGATGACCTGGCTGCACAGCTTGAAGCAGCAGAAGCAGTGGCGCTGCAGATCAGAGCACGTGAAGTCAGGGTGCAGGTGCTTGAAGAAGCATTAACCAAAGTCAGAAGCTTCTGCAGCATCAGGGACAGCAGCCAATACAGGCACATTCAGACCCTATGCACACTGGCCCTGGCTGACAGATCACATGAAAGGGTGGGCTAACATGGTGCCACAAGAAGCAGCAGCGTTTCTAATGGTGGGTGTCAGGGTCATGCGTACCCATGATGAAGTGGAAGGGGTAGTGGTGTGGCGTGGGTTTCGGGGGGGGGTACCTTATGAATCTGTCAGCATTCTCTGGGCAGACTCCAAGTATGCACGCTACCTGGCACTGAATGACTGGCAGGCAGTCACCCAGATTGAACGTATCACAGATGAAAAGGGGCAGAATACATATGATAACGCCTGACTATCAGTGGATAGAGATACAGCCGGAAGATGGCCACCTGCAGTGTGAGAAATGCAGGCAGGTGTATCCCATAGGGGAGTCAGTACTGACTGATGACTATGGCAGGCTGTTCTGCCACGCTGGGTGCATTGCAGGCTGGGAGCAGGACAGGGCTGAAGAAGCCAATGAAGCACAGCACAGTGGGGAAGGCCCTACCACTGCCAGTGAATACAGAGACAAAGCAGCAGACTGGCTGAAAGGCAGAAGATGACAGAGCCTAGTATTGATGAAATGCTGGAGTTTATGGCACAAGTCAAGAAGGCCATGATTCTGACTGCTCCAACAGACTTACTGACGCCTACGCGGGATGAAGCCTTTAGAATGGCGTCAGCCATCAGCGCCATTCTGGAGCAGAGAAGGGAGCAGGCAAAGATGACAGCAGAAGAAATGGAACAGATACAGCGTGCAATAGTAGATGAAATGCTGGAGCACAGGCACCATGATCTGATAATCATTCAGTCATTTGTGAAGATGGTGCAGAAGCACTGGCCCTATGCAGACCACACTGCCATGTGTGCAGAACTCGAAGCACTGGAGAAAGAGACAGAATGAGCGAACCAACGATTGATGAAATGCTGGATTGGCTGGATCAGTGGGAAGGTGATAACGGTCGTGTTGCTGCCATCCGCGCCATTCTCGAACAGCACCGCGATAGCAGCATGGACGCAATTCGTGCTGTTATCAGTGAAGAACGTGGACGCGATCTGCTAGTTATCCGCGCATTCGTGGAACGGGTGGAGAAGCGTGTAATGGAATCACCGGCAGGCTCCGATCTGTGGGTGCATGGGCTTTACGATGAACTCGCCGCGATGGAGAAAGAGACAGAAGCATGATGTATGAAGTACTCCAGCACGCTGATGACCTGGGTAGATACTTTGTCAGGAATAAGCAAACTGGCAGGCACGTCATAGAGCACTGCAGTTTCAAGCAGGCACTGGACACTGCCAATGCGCTGGAGTTTACAAGGCTGGTGCAGCAGAGCCAGCAGGCAGTGGCAGATGAATGGCCCAGAGAATTAGACATAGACACACCAACAACAGAAAGGGACAAATGACAGAAAAGACAAATGGAACAAACACAGACCTGCAGGCAGCAGGTGCAGAAAATGTGGGTGGGCTGGTGACAGCACAGCAGCGCCGTATAGCTGCACTGCGTGCAGACCTGGCTACATCAGTCAGCAGGCTGAAGGCACTGCAGAAGGCCCACAGGGTGCTGGTGCTGAATGGCACCAGACCCCCAAAGAAAGAGAAGCCAGCCAAGCCAGTCAAGGCAGAGAAGCCCAGCACAAAGCAGACGGGGGTCAAGCAGAAGGTGCTTTCAGTGCTGGGGCTGGCTCAGACCCCTATGGATCTGGCAGCACTGGCTAAGGCTGTGTATGGGAAGAATACCGAAACCTTCAGAACACGCTGCAGCGCCATACTGGGCACTGAAGTAGGGAAGAAAGTCAGACGGGTGGGCAAAGGGATATACGCCATGAACTACAGGAAAGGGTCAAACTAAATGACAGAGACATTGATGACACAGACAGAAGAAAGTATGGGGGCAGCACTTGAAAGGGTGCTCGTGAAGGGTGACCTGTCAAAGCTGACAGAAGATCAGCGGGTGTTTTACTACAGGGCAGTATGTGAAAGCGTGGGCTTGAATCCACTGACCAGACCCTTTGACTATTTGATAATGGCAGGGGGGAAGCTGACCCTGTACGCTAACAAATGCTGCACTGACCAGCTACGTACCCTGCATGGCATCAGCATTGACAAACTGGAAAGCCAGACCATTGAAGGTATCTGTGAAGTTAAAGCCTACGCCTTGAACTCTAAAGGCAGGCGTGATGCAGACATTGGGGCTGTGTCCATTGCAGGTCTACGTGGTGAAGCCCTGGCTAACGCAAAAATGAAAGCCACCACTAAAGCCAAGCGTAGAGTAACCCTTTCCATATGTGGCCTTGGAATGCTGGATGACAGTGAAGTGGACAGCATACCGGGGGCACAGCGTCAGCCAGCCACAGAGAATCTGCAGACTGAAGCAGTGCAGGACTATATCAGTGCAGCCCCTGCAGCCCAGCCCCTGCCACCTGCTGTGGCTGCTCAGACTGCCCACCAGCCACCCAGTGGCACTACCAAGGTGCCCACGGTCAGAGAGAATGCCAATGCTATAGGTGAACTGATTAAGCAGCTACAGGCTGCAGGCGTAGACCTGAAGGTGATACAGGCACGCATGAAGGCACTGACAGGCTGCAGTAACCGTGGTGACCTGAATAATGGGCAGGCAGTAGTGGTGCTTGAAGAATTTGAAAGCTGGCTGGATGTGCTTGAAGGTAATGAAGCAGGCTTTGAAGGGGGTGGCACATGACCTACACCCACAAGTGTGCCACCTGCAATATACCCCTGACTGAAGATTATCTGCTCTGTAGCAGTACTGAGAATGACCAGCTATGGCTGGTCTGCAGTGCCCAGTGTGCAGCAGACCTGGCTCAGTATGCAGGGCCACACCAGCAGGTGCCTATCACGCCTGCCACTGATGAAAGCCCGGAAGAATGATAGCCCTGCTGGATACTTCACAGGATCTGGATACTGCTGAAGCAGAACTGGGGTTAGTGGTGGGCCAGTTACTGACACCACTGACCCAGTTTAAGAATAGAAGCAGCAGACAATTTGCCATTGATAATGGTGGCTTTTCCGGTAGTCAGGTGGGTGGCTTTCTCTCAGTGCTTGAACGTGAAAGGCCCAACAGGGGCAGGTGCCTGTTTGCAGCAGTGCCTGACGTGGTAGGTGATGCCAGACGTACCTGTGAACTATTCGAGCACTGGCACTGGAAGATGGCAGGGTACCCCCTTGCATTTGTGGCTCAGGATGGCCAGCAGGATATGCCCATACCCTGGAAGCTGATAGATGCCATCTTTATAGGTGGCAGCACCCAGTGGAAACTATCACGCCATGCTGAAGCCATCATCAGGTGTGCCCAGTGGCAGCAGAAGTGGGTGCATGTGGGCAGGGTGAATACCCCTGAAAGGTTTCAGAAGTTTGAAGCCCTGGGTGTGGACAGCATAGACGGATCAGGCATCAGCCAGTATTCAGCCATGCGCCATGCCATCAGGCTACGTGATACATCCACACAGATGGCACTATTACAAATGAACGGGGATATACACACATGACAACCCTATATGATCTGCAGGCAGATATGGCCCTGCTGCTGGCAGAGATTGAAGAAGCAGGGGGTGAGATAACCCCGGAGCAGGAAGAAGCCCTGGAAGCCCTGAATCTTTCACGTGATGCCAAGCTGACAAACTGGGTGAAGTACCTGAAGAATCTGGATGCAGACATGGCCAGCCTTGAAGTGGAAATTGACAGGCTGAAGCACAGGCTGGAGCAGAAAGAACAGCAGGCAGACAGAGCCAAAGAAAGGCTGGGGCTGGTACTGGGTGAAGGCACTAACTGGTCATGCCCCATAGCCAGCCTGTCATGGCGTAAGTCTACGGCAGTAGAGCCACGCCTGCCCCTTGAAGCCATGCGGGAAATGTTTGTCAGGGTCACTGAAAGGCGTGAATTTAATAAGTCAGCAGCCAAGGCATACATACTGGGCAATGGTGAGATACCGGAAGCAGTGCTGATAGAACGCCTGCACCTGCAGGTGAAATGATGAAAGTACTGATAGCCTGTGAATTTTCGGGGATAGTCAGAGAAGCCTTCAGGGTCAGGGGTCATGATGCGTGGTCATGTGACCTGCTGCCTTCTGAGATACCTGGTCAGCACATACAGGGTGATGTACTGGAGCAGCTAAACAAGGGGTGGGATATGATGATATGTCACCCACCCTGCACACACCTGGCTGTCAGTGGGGCAAGGTACTTTGCTGGCAAGCAGGCAGAGCAGGCAGAAGCCCTGAAGCTGGTACGTGATCTGTTTTACTGTGACATCCCCCATGTCTGCCTTGAAAACCCCATCAGTATTATCAGCAGGCTGTGGACACCTGACCAGATCATACAGCCCTGGCAGTTTGGGCACAGGGAAAGCAAAAGCACCTGCCTGTGGCTGAAGCAGCTACCCCTGCTCAAACCCACTAACATCATCATCTATGAAGGCCATGCTGATAACCAGACACCCAGTGGGCAGAATAAACTGGGGCCTTCCCCTGACAGGTGGAAGATAAGAAGCAGAACCTATCCGGGTATAGCTGACGCCATGGCAGATCAGTGGGGCAGTATGGTGGGCAGTTATCAATTAGAACTCGCACTAACATAGGCAGTAACATAAGGGATAACACAGGTGGTTAAATTTGCTTGGCTGGGCTGTGAAGGCTGTGGAATTATTCGGCAATATGCAGACAGTTACACCACGTGGCAGTGCAGTCTGACCCCTGACGGGCTGGCATTCTACTGCCCTGAATGTGCAGAGAAGAAAGCCCGGAAGAAAAAGTCTGAGAAAAAGCCCCCGTAAATGCTGGGGCTGGTGTATATTGCTGCACGCCTTTGACAGAAGGCGGGGGCATGGGAAGAATGGGAAGCAAGCACCAAGGTGCCTTCTGGCTGAAGGCCCTGATTCATTCATGCTGGGTGTCATACAGCTTGCACCCATTCCCCCCAGCGTGATCTGTCAGGGTCAGGGCTTTCAGCGAGTAGGCACTTTTTGCTTTTTACCCACAGGCTAAGGCTGGCAGTCAAACCTTGGAGCAGAATTTTGTACGTCAAACTATTTTCGCAAATTTTAGACTCCAGCATATGGCTGGAGTCAGACCAGACACTGCGGGTGTGGATCACCCTGCTTGCAGCCATGGATCAGGATGGCTATGCCCACTTTGCTGCAGTGGGCAACCTGGCTAATAGGGCACATGTTTCTGTTGAAGCCTGTCAGGATGCAGTCAGGGTGCTTGAAGCACCTGATGAATATTCATCAGATGATGCCAATGAAGGCAGGCGTATTGAACGCGTACCTGGGGGGTGGATAGTTCTTAACTGTGCCAAATACAGAGAGTTAGGCAGAGAAGAAAATAGGCGTGAACAGGTCAGGGTGAACGTGGCAAGGCATCGCGCAAAGAAGAAAGAAGATGGTAACGCTGCTGTAATCAGTGGTAATCAGCGTGTAATCAGTGGTAATCAGGGTGTCACAAAAAGTAATCACATGCAGAAGCAGAAGCAGAAGAAGATCCAGAAGCAGAACATGGCTTCTAGTGGATCTAGTGATTACATACATTCTGAGAAAGAAACACATGTCGAAAACGGGGAAGAAAAGCAGGTGCTCAAAGCAGCCCCTGCAGTTTTTGCCTACTGGCAGGAGCAGCTAAACCACCCTACAGCCAAGCTGACACCCAAAAGGCTGCAGAAGATTAATGCAAGGCTGGCTGAAGGCTACTCAGAAGCTGACCTGTGCAGGGCAGTGGATGGCTGCAAGGCCAGCCCATTCCACATGGGGCAGAATGAGCACTGCACAGTCTATGACCAGTTAGAGTTAATTTGCAGGGACGGGGAACACATAGAACAGTTTATGAACTACACCACAAAGGGGGAATTGACTAATGGGGGAATTATCAAAGGCAATGGAATCCGTCGCGAAACTACAAGCGAAAGACGCTGGAGAGAAACCAGAGAACTCTGCCAGAGTCTTGAAGCTGGTGGCCCTGATACAGACATCAAGCTGCTTTCGGGGGTACCCCCCACTGGAAGCCACTGACGCCTTGAATCAGGCACGCATATGGGACGGCTTCGGGCTGCAGGTGATACCGGAAGATGACCTGCCCCACGCCTTCACGCGAGCACTGGAAGCCCTGGGGGAAGGTGAATCTTTCGGGGCACCCAATGTGCTCAAAGGCTGGCATACCCTGAAGCGTGAACGCTATGAAGCCAGAGCCAGTCAGAAGCAGCAGCGGTACCTGCAGGCAGAGCAGCCCCCCAGTATTAGCTTTGCCCAGTGGTGGGCTGGTGACACTGACTGGATCAGCGCAAACCTGCCCCCAGAGACACAGGCAAAGATGCAGGAAATCTTTGACAAGCGAATGGGAGCCAAAACATGAAACGTATTGAAGGGCTGGATGACCACAGGGTGCTATCAATTCGCATTAATGGCGTAGACCTGACAGTGCAGCATGGCTGTGTGACACTGACAGCCTTTACTTCTGAGAATCCAGACAACATTGAACGCATTGAACTGACTGCAGAAGATTGGCGAAATCTCGAAGTGTTTATTAGCAGTGGCTTGTTTAGTGGCCCAGACAGCACCCGAATGCTGGAAGCTATCCAGCGGGTGAAATTTATTTGGGGTGCCTGGGTATCTGGACAGTTTGAATTTGTGGGGCAATTTAGCGAAGCTGAAGCCCCCAGACCAGTCTGAAATGGCTAAAGGTACCAGACAGGCACCCAAACCCGAAAAAGCCCCCAGAAGCCCCCAGAATGCAAAACTGAGTACTTCTGGCACAGAAGCCCACCTGCAATCTGGTATCTGCCAGCTACTGGATATTCTTGACCTGCCGTATACAGTCACAGACGCTGCCAGAGTATGGGGCAGGGATGGCAGACCAAGGCCCAGCAAGGTGGCCACAGGCTGGCCAGACCTGACTGGCTGCTTACCTGGGGGCATCCTGTTTGCCATTGAATGCAAAGGCCCACGTGGAAGGCTGAAGCCTGAGCAGCGGGTGACCCTGAGCAGGCTGGAAGGATCAGGGGCACATGTGCTGGTGGCTAAAAGTCTGGATCAGGTGCTGCCCTGGCTACGTGAAATTCTGCCTGCTTTGTCAGGGCCAGCCCGGAAGCTGAAAAGGCTGAAACTATGATGAACCTTATGCACCCCGAAGATATACCGGATGACTTCAAGCGGATGGTGGAAGCCATGCACTGGGCAAAGTGTTATCTGCAGGCAGCAGACCTGGAAGAAAGTGCCAGCCTTTCACTGGCTGTCCACTGGTTTGCCACAGCCATGGATGCTGCCAGAGAAGATGAACGTGAAGCCCTGCAGCGTGAAGAAGATGAAAGTGGGTAACACCAGCAACGTTATCCAAGGTAACAAACCCTATAACAGAACTGGAGAAACCCATGCTGATGACTGCATTATTTCCACTGATTTTAGTGCTGGCTGGTGCTGCAATGTACTTTGCCAGTGCTAACCCCAAGTTACAGGAATTAGGCAGGCTGTTATTTGCTGCTGGTGCCTTTGCCCTGGCCTTCTTACTCTCAGGTTACAAGGTGAATCTGTAAATGCTGATTGAATATGGAGACTATATAGCTATGACTGAAGAAGGTGATGAAGTGGTGACTGCAGATGAACTACATGCCCACATCCAGTCATGCATCTTTGGCAGATATGAACCTGGAGACAGGTTTGACAAGTGTCAGGAAATGCTCCACAGGCTGGTAGACCTGCACTTTGATGACGCTGACACAGAAGAACTGGAGTTTCCAGAATGATTGACTATGACCCCATAGCCCTGGAGAAAGATACGGCAGACCTGACTGACAGGCTGGTGCATAACACAGAGCACAGTATCAGCACCCTTGTGGCTGCTCACATTCTGCAGACCAAGGCCCTGCTGGGCATAGTCAAAGCCTTGACCCATGCACGCCATACATCTGAAGTCATGGCTGCACGTGATCTGGCCATAGCCTGCCTGCAGGCTAATATCAAAAGCAGGGTGGGCTAATAGACGCTGCATACACAGTCTGGGAAGCACTCATGGCAGGCGTGGTGGCACTGCTGGCCATGCTGGGGGTGCTTGTGCTGGCTGTCAGGCTGCTGAAGATGAAAAGCAAATGACCAGACCAGTGGAAGATGAAATTGAAGCAGCACAGTCACAGGTGGCTGAAGCCCATGAAACCCTGGAGCACCTGCAGCGCATAATCAGAAGTGATCTGCACAGACTGGAAGGCACGCTGCTGGATTTACGCCTGACCCTGCAGCAGATCAGCCGGAAGGCTGAAGAAGCTGACAGGGCAGCTAAAAAAGCCGGGGGCATGAATTAGCCCCCCTTATGCTATAGTCTGCCGGTCTGGATACCCCCACAGGGATGGGGTGTCTAATCCTTCTCCTGACTCAAAGCACCCCGGTACGTGGGTAGCGTATAGGTGCTGGGGTGCCTTCTTTCTGCATACAAGCCCTATGCCACCTGCCCCCTATTCCCCACAGGTCAAAGCACTGCTGGTGGCAGTCATTCTGCTTATAGTGCTGGTCATGCTGCTGGCTCTGCTGATTCTATCCAAGGTGGTATAGGCCCACCCCCACCCCAATATATTGCTTGCCCCCAGTGCTTAGACTCTGCTATTAACTACTCTGTCTATCTTTTCCACCTTGCCCCTGCAGTATTTCCGGGGGGTAGTCAGGCGTTTTACTTAGACGGGGAATTGCCAAGGGCACCCCCGAAACCCTGCAGGGGCATTACCTGAAAGGCATACCTTATGGCTGCATACAATAAATTTAACCCCTTTGTGGAAGCAGTAGCAGAGAAGGTGCATAACCTGGGTAGTGATGTGCTCATGGTCATGCTCACGAACACTGCACCCCTGGCCACCAATGCAGTCAAAGCAGACATCACAGAGATAGCAGCCGGGGGTGGCTACACTACCGGGGGCATGGCAGCAGCCACCACATCATCTACCCAGACTGGTGGAGTCTACAAACTGGTGCTGGCTGACGTGGTATTCACTGCCACTGGCACTATTGGGCCATTCAGGTATGCAGTGCTCTATAACTCCACCACAGCCACAGGCAACCTGATAGGCTTCTGGGACTATGGCAGCAGCCTGACCCTGAATACCGGCGAAACCTTCACAGTGGACTATGACGCCAGTGCAGGTGTGCTGACCATTACCTAGGGAAGAGTCAATCATGGAACAGCCAGAGCAAAAGCAGAAGAAGCCATACAAGTCACCAAAGGTTGCCATTTATGGCACGCTGGAAGATATGACGCGTGGTGTGGGTAACACAGGTGATGATGGCTTTCTTGGATCACGGAATAAGGCGTAAGGTGAACCATGGCAACATATGCACAGATCTGGGAAAGATCACAGGATCAGAATATCAATGCACAGATAGCAGTGGCCATTTCCAAAGAAGCCCAGTATGCACTGGCATCACCAGACCCTGACACTACAGCGTGGGGCACTGCTGCCATAGCCAATACACGTGGTGAAGCCACGAAGTATCAGGTGGCTATCTGCTCAGATGCTGCAGTAGCTGATGCTGTCACCCCTACAGATGAGAATGTGCAGGCTGCAGTGACTGCGCTGGTGCCCACCATGGTGGCAGGTTATAAGGCATCCAAGGCAGTGGTGACACCATGATAGCCCTACCAGCCAAGTTTAGAATCAAAGTCTACAATGGTACCGGGGTGACCATTGCAGCGCATGACATCACGGTTAAAGTCTGCCTGCAGAAGTATGATGAATCTGCAGTCATTACCGAATCAGCAGTGCAAACTCTGTTTGATAGTGCCAGCACCCTGGCTAATCTGGCCTATGAAGCAGGTACATGGTTTGATAACACCACTGCACACTGGGCAGCCTTTCATGGCCTTGTCTACACAAACACTACCGGGGCACCCAATGGCACCATCAAGGTATATTTAGAGAACACCACAGACCCTGCAGCCACCAGTAACAGCCCGTCAGACGGTAGGGGCTGGATGCTGCTTGAAGTAGTCCATGCTGCAGCCGGAGCCACCACCAGACCCATCAAGGTATAAAGTGCATGGCGCGTCAGGTCACAGGAACAGCAGGCAGTTTTCTGGATGTCGATATTGGCACAGGTCTGGTCAATTACCCCATTACTCTGGCTTGCCGTTTTAAACTTACCAGCGCCACCATAGCTGCTGGTGGCTCAGTAGTGGCCACCTATGGTGAATGGTACCCGGAGCCAAATGCTGATTATATCCAGTTAACCCCTACAGCTATTTCTGCTGTGGTAGCTAAACAGGGCAATGTGTTTTCGGGGGTGTTTGCCACTACTCTGGCAGCAGATCAGTGGTACCTGGCTGTGTGTGTTATGGATGGTGTCGGAAACATAGCCAACTATAGCCACAGGATCTATCTGGATGAAAGCACCCAGACAGGCATTCAGAGCACCCCGGTAGCCTACGTGGGTGCTACTCACCCCACGCGTCACATCACCGTAGGTGGCTTATTACTTGCAGCAGGCAGTCTGTATACCACTGGGGGGTTTAATGGCCATGTGGCAGATGTGGCCATCTGGGATACTGCACTGACTGCCACTGATGTGGATGCCCTGGCAGAAGGCACCCCTGGCACTGTCAAGCCAGCCAATCTGAAAGGCTGGTGGAAACTGCCTGCAGATGGTGACCTGACCACATCAGTGGGTACTTATGGCCCTATGGTGGTCTATGGTACCTGCCCAGCTACTGCTGACCCATCGGTTGGCCCTGTGTTCTATAACGTACCCATTTACACACCCCCCAAGCTATACGCTGCCACTGACCCTGATGCACCTGTCAGAGACAAGTTGCTTTTATGGTATCCGGGCACGCCACCATTTACTGATGCGTGGGGGCAGGGTTATGGAAATCAAGTAGCAGACACAGGTGAATGGACAAAGTATAGTGGGTTCACTGGGCAGGACAATTCATTACGCATTGTCAAAACATTTACGGGTAATCAGACTGTCAGCGTCTCCGCCACACCAATAGGAGCATCTTATAGCGGGCTGACGTGGTCATGTTGGGTTCGTGTTTATAGTTGGGAAAATCTTAGCGGGACGTATTACTACGGGTTGGTTTATCTTTTCTCCACAAATTCACTTGGTTATGGTATTCACGCGGGATTCACTACTGACATTTTATCTACCCCCTACTACACGCCGCGCCGATTCTTTGCGCGTCAGTTACACCTTGATGGACCAGTGGTATTTCAAAACTACACTGTTCCTACAGATGAATGGGTGCATGTCTCCATAATTGTGAAGTTTGCATATGCGGCACAGCCGGGATATTCAAAGTTATTTGTGAATGGCGTGCCGGTCGAATTGGGAACTAATACGATTGACCGTGATGCTTACTCGCCAGATGTCCCGACACACGCTTTTGGGGCTGGCAATTACGGGCAAAGTTCTGCCGGTGATTTTACGGCGAAAGATTTTCGTGGGTACAAAGGGCCAATCACTGACTCAGAAGCCTTTGACATCTATCAGCACAGCCTTGAATTTCATCAAGCCACTTCAGGGCTGGTCAGATCAGACATCAGACCTGTCAGGATACTGGAGAAACTTGACTACATACCGGGGGAAACTGGTGTATATGACCTGGCTGGCCCTGCCACTGGCCTTAGAGCCATCAGACGCCTGACTGGATCACTGGGCACCTACCTGCTCAGTACCCCTGCCACCATGCTGAAGTTTGGCAGGATATTCCCAGCAGCAGCCGGTACCTACTCCACCACTGGTCAAGCCACTGCCCTGCACCTTATACGCCTGCTGCAATCTAATCCGGGTGGCTTCATACTCTCAGGCAAAGCTGCCACTACCACCCTGGCCAGAAATCTGCTGGCTGACTATGGGATCTATAACCTTGAAGGTATGGAAGCTGACCTGCTTTTCAGAGTTATCCATGAAGGCAGTGGCAGAACTCTGTATATAATGCGCGAAGATAGAACCCTGAGAATAATTCCAGACCCTGACAGGTGGGATAAATAACTATGGCTGCTACCTGTACCACTGCCACCCAGACCTTCTACAAAGATACCAACGCCAAACTGGACTATATCTTTGACTGGTCTGACTGGCTGGGTGAAGATAATGACACCATAGCTACCCACTTTGTGTTTCCCAGCAGCCCTGCACTTATCGTAGACACCACTGAAGCTACCGACACCACAGTTACTGCATGGATCAGTGGGGGAGCACCTTATACCACCTACACTGTCACCTGCCGTATCCACACTATGGGTGGCAGAGATGAAGATAGGTCACTGCAGCTAATTTGTATGAATAGATAGACTTAGGGCTGAGTTCTAAAATTTAGGATTATTAAATTGAATGGCAGGCAAGGCAGGCAGATCAGGCAGAAAAGGCAAGGCAGCAGAAATGGGGCTGTCAGAGTTATTAAACCTGGCATGGCCAGTGGAAAGGCGTCTGGCTTTCTTCAGGCAGCTAACCCAGATGGCTGAAGGGGGCAACCTGGAAGCAGGCAAACTGCTGCTGGGTTACACCTTTGGTAAAGCCCCCGAAACGGTAAACATGAAGGGTGATGTGACGGTAAAGGTGGTCTATGGCAAAGGCTCTGCTAAGTAGGGAAGTGGAGATAGTACTGCCGGAGCCACACCCCAAGCAGGCTTCTATAATCTCCAGTAATGCCAAGCGGGTGGTCATCAATGCTGCACGTAGAGCAGGTAAGACTACCGTGGCTGCTATGGTGGCTGTCAGGAAAGCACTGGGCCAGAGAAGGGTACTACTGGCCAGCACCACACAGGATCAGGCTGACGCGTCATGGGATAAGTGCAAAGAATGGCTGCACCCGCTGATTGAAGCAGGGCTGATAGAGAAGAATGAACAGCGCCGAATGCTGACAACCTGGCATGGTGGACGTATCAAAGTTAAGACTGCCAGTGATGCTGATACCCTTCGTGGTGACCATGCTGACTTTCTGGTGCTGGATGAATGTGCCCTGTTATCTGCAGATGCATGGGACAAAGTAGGTGCCCCAATGCTTCTGGATAATGACGGGGATGCATGGTTCATATCCACCCCCAGAAGGCGTAACTGGTTTCATACCCTGTACCAGAAGGCAGTCACTGACACCACTGGCAGGTGGCAGGCGTGGCACTTCACCAGCTTTGACAACCCACACCTGAGCAGAGAAGCCCTGGCTGACATCACGCGTGATCTGACTGAAGAAGCCTATAGGCAGGAAATACTGGCAGAGTTTCTGGAAGGGGAAGGCAGCGTGTTCAGAAACATACCCCCCTGCCTGACAGCCCCAGTGAATGCAGACCCTGCAGCCCACGTAGGCCACAGGATGGTGATGGGGGTAGACTGGGCACAGAAGAATGACTACACAGCCCTGTGTGTGCTCTGTAGCACCTGCAGAATAGAAGTGGCCCTGGACAGGTTTAATAAGATTGACTGGGCATTTCAACGGGCTAGATTAGACGCCTTAGCAAAACGCTGGGGGGTTAGCTTCATACAGGCTGAAGAAAACTCTATCGGATCACCAAATATTGAAGCATTGCAGCGTGAAGGGCTACCTGTGTACCCGTTCACTACCACTGCAGCCAGTAAGCCCCCGTTAATCCAGTCACTGGCTCTGTGCTTTGAAAGAACAGAATGCCAGTGGCTGGACAGCCCTGCAGCTACTGCAGAATTGTACGCCTTTGAATCGAAAGTCAGTGCTACCACACAGCGTGTGACCTATCAGGCACCAGAGCAGTTACATGATGACACTGTGATAGCGCGTGCCCTGGCATGGCGTGCCTGCACCAGTGTCAGGCAGTGGCAGGTATCAGGATGATGAAGCCCTACTACAGTGATGACCACGTAGTGATCTACCACGGTGACTGCAGGCAGATACTGGCAGACCTGCCACGTGCAGACTTAGTGCTGACAGACCCACCCTATGGCATCAGTTATGATGCTGCACAAAGTAAGCACCTGTGGAAAAGTAACTATGGGTTTACTGCTGAATGGGACAAAGAAGCATTTGACCCTGCACCAGTGCTGGCTCTGGATCTGCCCACCATCATGTGGGGTGGCAATAACTATGCATCACGCCTGCCAGATAAGGGTGGCTGGGTCTGCTGGATAAAGATTAATACTGCACTGGCTATGAATGCATCCACCTGCAGGCACGCTGACATGGAATTAGCATGGGCAAACTGCATAGGCAGGGGCAGGGTATTCCACCATGTGTGGACAGGCTGTTCTAGGACAGGGGAAGGGCAGACCCCCAGCCTGCATCCCACCCAGAAGCCTATAGCCCTGATGAAGTGGTGCATAGGGCTGGTCAAAGGTGTCAGATCAGTCATAGACCCATACATGGGGTCTGGCTCCACACTGCGTGCAGCAAAAGACCTGGGGCTGAAGGCCATAGGCATAGAACTGGAAGA